TTTAAGGGCTTGTGGGTGGAACGACATGTTGAAGAAAAGGTACGGATTAAATAGGTAGTTTTTACATACTAAAAAAGGAGAAATATGGCACATCCAAGTAAAGCAAAAGGCAGAAGACTTCAAAACTATATGAGAGATTTGTTGAGAAAAATGTTTCCAATTCTTGAAGAAGATGATATAAAATCTCAAATTATGGGAATGGGCGGAGAAGACATTGTTTTGAGTCCTGCTGCAAAAAAAATAATACCCTATTCTTTTGAGTGTAAAAATGTAGAAAAACTTAATATTTGGAGTGCTATAGAACAAGCATCAAAAAACTGCGAAGACAGGCAACCTGTTGTTGTTATAAAAAGAAACAGAACAAAAACATATGCAGTTGTTGAGGTTAATCATTTTATAGACTTAATTAGCAGTAATTCTAACAATAATGTGGGAAGCTAATGGCGATAATATCATATAGAGGCGGAAGCATTGATGAGTATTGCTGCTAATAAAGACTCGTTAGAGTATGTTGGGTGGATTAAGTCTGACAAAGATTGTATTATATGTTTTGCACCTAATCCAGATCCTGACCACCTTGAAGCAATCGGTATGGGAGGTAACCGCAAGAAACCCACACTCAAACACTATACTTGCATACCACTCTGCCGATTGCACCATTCTGAAAGACACTCAATAGGAAACACAGAATTTGAAGCCAAATATAAAATTAACCTATGGAAAGAAGCATTTAAACTATTAAGGGAATATCATGCAAGAGTATGAACCAATAAGAAAACTTATAAGCAAAGAAAATAAAATAAATTGCTGGGAATACTTAAAGACTCATAGCCTTGCAAATCGTGGAGTCTATGATGGCGACAAAGAAAAGCAATTAACAGGATTAATCGCCGAAACAGAAACACACAAACTACTATTAGATGAATACCCAGACCTTAACGAAAAAGAAGATGGTTTTGATGGAGGAGTAGACATTAATTATCTAGGCTACACAATAGACGTTAAATCAATGGGAAGAAACTTTTACACCAAACCAGAGTATGTAAACAACTTTCCTAAACTGCAATCACACTATGCCTGTGATATAATTATATTTACTTCTCTAAATAAGAAAACTAATATTATAGAGTTTTGTGGTTGGATATGGAAAAACGAAATAGATAATAAGGCTGATTTTTTTAAAAAAGGAGAGGTTAGAAATCGTGGCTTAAACGATACTATGGTAACGTCTACTGACAATTATGAAATAAAGAATAGTAACTTGAGAGATATAAGGGAGATATTAGTATGAAGTTTACGGCAAAAGTAAAAAACGGATCATTAGAGATGCACGACCCTGCTGGTCTTAAACGATTCTTAAATGGAATAAAGGGTGATGTATGGGTTGATATAAAAAAGGCTCCTAAAATGCGTTCTAGTGAGCAGAATGGCTATTACAGAACCGTTATAAGACAGCTCGGAAACCATCTAGGTTACAATGAAGATGAGATGCACGAAGTTATCAAAACTAAATTTCATATTGAGTCTACAAAAGACCTTACTAAAGATGATTTTAGTGACTTGTTAGATAGAGTTATAAGGTTTGCTGCGACTTTAGGTTTTGCGGTTCAAGACCCTCGTAGAAATTCATAGAAAAAAAATTAAAAAAAGTTTAAAATAATTTTTTCCTCCTCGAGAAAATTTCAAAAATCGGTCAATTTTTAATGATGCCGATTTGCGAATGTCGTTATTATTTTGTAAATTAATTTATTATAAGGTAAAAAGGAGAGTTGATATGATTGATATTCAAAGCATAATAGAAAGTATTGAGAAAAAAAGGAAAGAAAGCATAAAGACTGACATGCCTGTATGTAAGTGCGGAAACACGACTTTATTCAATTACGCAAATTACACAAATACATCTATATTTATTTGTGATGATTGTGATATAGATATATATGTCAGCCGAACTTAATAAACCTCTCTAATAGCTAAAGAAACATTCCAAGTCCTGTGAGCTACTTGAGTACAAGATATTGAGTCTTGGTCTAGCATACATATAGCAAACTCAAGATTATCAACTTCAACTCCATCTACTATCCTTGTAGCTTTAGAGTCAGGGCAAAATATAAACGGCAATGCTCCATTTTGAGTTAGCTTAAAAAAACTGCTCATCGATGTATCAAAATTGCTAACACTATATGTTTCCTCATCATCAAATTGGTCAAACGTATCGTTGAAGAATGAATTAGAATTTTGTGCCGCATCAAATAAATTATCATCAGATATATAGCTAAAGCTCATGTCCCATATCCTTCTAGCTCTATTAGCAACATTAGTGTAATCTCTACCATCTGTTTTTTGTAATGTCCAAGCAGGCTGATTTCCCCAATTAGGCACACCTTTATGCTTAATGTTAACTAAAGTATTTCCTGCTATAGTTTCGTTAACAGATATTCCTGACATTTCTAAAGTCTTCTTAACGCTTAAATCAGGAGAGTTAGGAGCTTCAATAAATATTCCTGCGGTAAATGCCCCAATCTCTAAAGAATTGTTATCTCCCCAAGGAACCTCATTCTGGTTTCCATCATTTTTCTCAAATGTAAACTCTGCTACAGAAAACCTAGATTGCAAATTTGATGTGTTTTTGTTCGTTATTTCCCATAAAGAAAACCCATCATACTTTGGTTTCCCTGCACTACCTGCAGGTTCAATTAGAGTAGCTTCTTCAAAATTAACAATTTCTTTAAATTCAGATTGATTTGAAAACTTAATAGTGTTATCATCATGCTTTCCATAGAATCTGTGATGAACTGCGCTAGTTTCCAAGCTAGCTAAATTATGACCTAATATCCCCGCAAACCAACCTGAAGAATGATGCTCGTCATCAGAGGGGTTGTGGTATGCTAGCAATTTTCCAAGCTCATGTTGCGGTATATGGTTCATTGAACCTGTGGCTACAGGATCTTCATTAATCCAAAACCTTAATCTAGATTTGCCTATGTTTTGAGGTAAATTGAATCCATAGGGTTGGTAAGGGTTCATTGTAAATGGCTTTTCTTTGTTTGGCACTTCCCCCCAGCCGATTGAGCTTACCCCATTATATTTTCCTATGCTTTTTAAGTAGCTTAACACATCACAATAAAACCTTGGTGTCCCTATTTGTCTTTTAGCCATTCCTTTCTCCTAAATGCTTGATTTTTTAATTTTTCTTCCTATAACTGATTCTGTTTTTATTTCTTCAGGCTTCCTGGCGTCTGATTGCCATTGACCATAATTATCTGTCCATTTGTTTTGGCTTAAATTACTAACCTTTGCGTGAATAAGCTTTTCATTCCATGTGACAAACCTGCAAGAAGTTATTTCTAGCTCTCCAACATAGGTAAACAATAATTCAGATAATTCTGATTCAGCCATACTAAATATAATTATTTTATTTTCACCTATTTTTGCTGTCCACCCTTTACCTAATTTTTTAACCCCTTTTATAGTACCCCTGTAATTTATCTCAAAGACAGCAACCTCACCATTGGTTTCAAAAAAAACTGAACCTTTGCCATATTTTATTTCACCTTTTGTTGCTATAGGTTTTTGTAATCTGTTTATTTTATCCATTGACTATCCTGTTTACTATTGTAATTACATCTAAAACATTTAGTTGCCCATCTTGGTTTACGTCTCCAATTAAAACATCATCGTCTGGAACGTTTCCAGATATTACAATGTTTACCATTCTAACCACGTCTAAAATATCAGTAAACCCATCATTGTTAAAGTCGCCACTTCCCGGTTCTCCTGCGCTTGGAACCTCTACGTCTTCTGCAACAATATCATAATCTAAAACATTTCCTTGGTAAATGTTGTATGCAGCGTTTTTCCAAATAAGCTCGCTTCCAGACTGATGGTGCAGTTGAATTGCTTTTATAGATATTGATTGTAAGTTCTTGCTTGTTTCAGTTATCATAAAAAGAGGCAATATGTGTTGCCCACACCTTATTGGCATATCTTTGTAAGCGCCATTTTCGTCAATATCGCTTAAAACATAATTTTCGCCATACAACTTTCTGCCTTCAATCATTTTATCAAAATCAATTAAATCTCCAACCTCAAATCCATAATAGTTTAAAGGTAGAGTTAAAGACACAATATTGTGTTGATTTTTATGCCATTGTAAAAGATAATATGATAGCTTTGATGCCGATGAATAATCTCTAATATAATCATTTTTAACCTCTAAAAAAGTATCAACATGGTTTATTTCCGATCCTGTTGACTTAAATCCATAATAATTACTATATCCCGCATCTTGAATTTCACCATACTTTCCTGTTATAAAATAAGAATAGTTGCTTACCTTTACTTCAGAAGACTCTAAATAAGTATTCATTCCGTAATCTTTTTTATATCTAACATTTACTTTGGTCTTAACATCTTCTAAAGGAGTTCTTGAAAAGCTATACTTAAGAACATCGTCGGATTTTATTGTAAAAATATTTTCATCGCCATTATATGTGCTTTTTATATTTATGAACTTCAAAACATCATTTGAAAGGCTTGGTATCGACTTAAATGATTGTGATATTTCTTTTATTAGCCTTTTCCCCTCTATCTCTTCGTTTATAGAAAAAGCCAAGTTTAACCCATCGTTATTAACCCTTGATTCTATTTTTGAAGGCATGTCAATTTTATTTTTATCAAACCCCATTTCCTCGCACAGCAAATGATGAATTATATCAGAAGGTCTTGTTATTAAAGTGTCTGAAGGGTCGTAATCCTCTACAAACTCTTGATCTGTGTCTAACACATCTATTCTCATGTTGTCTGTATATATATACTTGTCTTGTATTGGAACTATCCCCCATTGGTATTCAGCGTCATACAGGTCTGACTGATAGCTATTAAAGTTAGGCTGGTCAGATTTTACAAAGATAGAAAAAGTATCTCTTTGCCCTGCGCTAACATTTGAACCCGTATATGATATAGGAACCTCTATAATATTGTTGCCTTCTACTTGTATTGTTTTTATATGAGAGTTTTCAGAATCTAGAAACTGAAGTTCTCCATATTGAGCGACAACATCATCTTGTATTAAACCATAAAATTCCTCTAAATCTGTTCCAATTTCTTGATTTATTGTATCTACGCTTGTGCTGTCCAACAAGTAAACTTTCATAGTACCTCTGTAATCCCTTGGATCAATCTCAATCTGAAAAGCAGCAGATTCTCCTTCATTAACATAGTTCGGAGAGTTAATGTCTATAAAATTAGGAGTAAAATCATAAACAGAAGTGGTAAAATGAACAGGGGCATACGCATATCTGATGCTGTTTCCACCATACAAAACAACGCTATTATCTATAGCTTCACTATCTGCGCACTCTATGTTTAAAAAAGTTCCATTAGCGTTAGATAAATGCAGAACTGTGCTTATTAGTATGTTATAATTTTCAACGGCACCAGAAGGTATGTTTCTATATTCAGGAAAACCGAAATTTGCAAAAGGAGCATCTCCAAACAAATCATCAGTATTAGTTATCCCAAAGACTCGTTCATAGAAAGGACCTAAACCACTTCCAATATTAACGCCCCCTGAAGCATGGATAGTGTCGCCCCAATAAGAATCAATAGCGTGTTCACTAGCAAAAGATAAAGGAAGCTCAACAATAGCAGACATTTCATATTGTTCCCAATACCAATTTGAACACTTAACAGCCCTATCTCCATACGTACCAATAGTTAGCCCTGCTTGAAAAGGGTGATGAGTTACATAAAAATTATATGGCAGAAGATGGTTAGATGATGATTTTACAACACCATAACCATTTCCTAAAGAGCCAAACTCCTCATTATAATTAACATTAATTTGTTCATAAGTGCTAGCAGGAACCCAAAAATCATCATAGTTGTAATTTAGATGACCAAAGCCCAAGCTCCAACGAAATTCTTTAAAGCTTGGTATTAAGCCGCTTGTTCCATTAATAGCCGCCATAAAAGACATGCCATCTTCATTGCCATACATACTGGTGTCGTCATCCATCTTAACTCTTAATTTGACTTGACTTCCTATGTATCCTATTGGTTCCCAAATTAAACTAGCCATTAATATTTAGTTCCTTTTTTTCTTAAAACTCTTTTTGTTATCCTAGGGGTAACTTTTGTGTCTGTAATTCTTCTATCTAAAGATATGCTTTTTCTTGGAGAAAATGTTTGCACGCCTTCTCTCCTCTGCGAAAAGTCTGCTCTTTCTCCTGAAGTGAGCTGTCTTTCTCCTGTATAGTCACCAGAAACAGTATCGACCCTGCCCTCTACATCAGCAAATATTTCAAAATCAATAAAATCTTTTAACAGTACCCTTCTAAATAATTTTAACTTTATTATTTTAAGCCAATTAACTATTCCTGTTTGGCTTTCAAATGTCCAGTTTTCTCCAACTAAATGTCTTTGTCCAATAAAAAAATTATTATGAGAAGGATTTTTTGTTTGTGCATAAGTTGAAACTCCTCCTCCAGGCAAATCACTATCCTCTATATAAATCTCCTCGGTTCTAACAGTATATGTTGTGTCAGGGTGAGTGCTTACTTCATTGTAGCTTGAAGGATTCCACACTAATCCACTTGTATCTGTGTAGCCAAATATAAATTTAGGGGACTCTCCGTCAGTTAACTCTGTTAGGTTTGCTTCTAATATAAAATTCAGTTGAACTATATGATTAATTTCTTTTGAAGATTCATTGTTAATTGTAAGCTCTTTAACTACTTTGCTGTCGCTAAAAAAATTATTAACCTCAAAATTCATAGTGGACTCTCCAAACAAAAGTTCATAATCAGGGTGACTTTGGTCTCCCCAAAGCCAATGATTGAAAGGAAAGTCTATGCCTGATTCAGAAGAAAAATCTTTAACCATCAGGTAAGAATTTTCAACATTTTCTGTTGGGTTAATTCCTTCTTCTTCAGAATATGCAACTATATTTGTTTTCGCTGATATTGTTTGTTGTTGGTTTTCTCTAAAATCAAACCTAAAAAAACTACTATTAAAAGAAGCATCTTGTAGTGCATGCACCTCAATCATTCCAAACGCAGTTACAGGGGCAACTACACCTTGTATGCTTTGTTCTGGAGACTCTCCCATTTCTATAGCTTTTGGTATTAATATTCTGTTTCCTAGTATTTGGTATTGATCAGATGTTCCATTTCTATATATAGTTCCCCCTTTTTGGTCTTCAAAAATCCAAGATTCTGTGGGAATTTTGCCATAGGTATCATTAGAAAAAATATAAGGAAAATTTATTGACTTTATAGCAAATAAATCGGGCGTTATCGCCCAATCCCTACTTCCATTTTCTATTGTAGTTGAATATAAGTCATAATATACACAAGGTGCTTTGTCTACGTATCCATAAACTATAGGTATAGGCTCGTTTCTATATTTTTCAGGAAGATTTATGTCATCTCTTACAAATTTGTAGGGAACTTTTTTATTCAACACTTCGTCAGTTTTGTCTTCAGCAGACAAAGACAGGACACCTGAAGATTCTTTTATGTTTTTTACGTAACCGCTATAAACTTCTAAACAATCTCCAAGATTTTTTGCCGACTGTGATTTCATATAAATAGTTATTTTTTTATTCATTACCGATGGAGAAAATATCATATCAGAAAGATATTCATTATCATATTTGTAATTATATAGAGATAGTGTAATAGAAGATATTTTAAAAGTTTTGTTTTGGATGTCTATAGATTCTTTTATAGAACCAATGTTTTTAATTAATGGCTTAAAAATAAATTCTTCAAGGCTTTCTTTAGAAGTGGAAAGATAAAACCTCTCGTCTATAATAACTAAAGGCTTTAAATCAATCGTTTTTGAATCTGTATCTATTCTAAATTTTTCAGGTATATTGAGCATTAGCTAATTCCTATGTCTGCACCCCTGCGGATTGCATCTTTAATTTTTGGAATCGCCTCTTCTTCAATAAAGGAATCGCTTAATACATTTCCTGTAAATGTTATGTTTGCGCCACCACTTACTTGCCCTGTCCTATTCATTCTGTTTAAGTTTTCTAACCCTATAGATTCTACGGCTGACCTTCTCATTACAAACTCACCCTCTTGACCAATCATAGGAACATCTCCGCCTTCATGATAGCTTTGTATCATTCCTCCTTGATGGCGCACTATAGGCGCAGGATACACTCCCATAGTTCCAACCCCTCCCCCTAAACTAGCAGGACCAGGGGATTTTTTCAAAAGGCTAAATATTCCACCGCTTGGCATTGAAGCAAATGCTGAAAACCCGGGGAACAAAAAGCTCATTAATTGAAAAGTTGCATAGTTTGCTATAAAGTTAGCAAGAATCCTTTCCATGGTTGTAATGACTACGCTTCCAAACTCTTTCATAGTCCTTGATCCGTTTTGAGACATTAAGGCGTAGTTAGACATTGCGCTAGTAAGCGAATGTATTTGAGATTGAGCAGCCTGTAAATTTTCTGGCATTTTTTTTACAGTATTTGATAAATCTGAAACACTAGAAGTATAGTTTCTTACCTCTTCGCTCTCTTCTTCATTTGTGATAGGCTCGTTTGCAGCTATTTTTTTTGCCCGCTCTATCTCTTCTAGATGCATTAATATTTCTGCTAAAGCAGTATTCTGCTCTGACAACCTGGCTAGCTCTTCTCTGTCAGCCTTGCTTGCAACAGCATCTAAAGTTTCTGTTTTTTGTCTCACGTCTTCAATTAAAGCCATAACGGTCTCTTTATTTACTTTTGTCTCATCAACATCAAAAAGCTCAACACTTACCTGCCTGAAATCCATTAGAGACTTCATTTCTCTTACTTGCGCCCCTAAAGCAATTCTTTGCTCCCTGCTCAATTTTGACGAAAAAATCTTCCCTTCAATAGCTCTTTTAATTTTGCCTAGATTGTTTTCCAATATTTCTGTAGCATCTTCTAAAGCTGCTGCTTTTTGCAGTTGAGTTATAACCTCAATGCTAGCGCCAAGCTCTTTCATTTGCCTTAAAGCTGTTTCTATGTCTGTCTCCATTATATTTCGCATGAAGTTTGCCGTTCCCTCTAAAAATCCCAAAACAACTGGAGTAACGGTTTTTCCGATACTAGCTGCAAAATTATCAAAAGTTGCTTGTGCTTTTGAAAATCTGTCGGCTGTCGATAATTGCTCGACACCTAGCCCCTCAAGAGCATCTTTTCCAGCCTTCATAGCCGCATTAAAGAAGGCTTGTTTTTTATCTGCGTCTGTTAATTGTGATGTTGAGACTCCTAATTTTTTAGCATATTCATCATAAGCTTCTTCCGACTTAACAACAATACCAATATTGTCAAGCATAAGCCTTGATTGTCGACCAATACCAGTAATAAGGGATTCTACAGAGCGTTTAGTGTCTACGCCTAAAGCCCTACCGAGTCTTTGAGCCACATCAAACATTTCGGCTAATTGTTCTGAATTATTGCTTACTCCAAGAATCATAGCGTTGTTAGCTTGTTGGAACAAATCAAAAGAAGACATTGTTCCATCAGTTGCGTGTCTTAAATTTTCAATAGCTATGCTAGCATTTTCTATTCCGCCTTGAAGATTAGTAAAGCCTCTTTCCATATTTTGTAAAACAGAAGCTTGTTTTGCAAATTCTATTAACTGTCTTCCACCGAGAGACATAGCAAAAGAAAATAACAGCATTTTAGAACGCAGGGTAGCAAAAGTGTTTCTTAAAAGACGACCTTTTCTCTCAACTGGTCCAAAGCCGACCACAAGCCTATTTAAAGATGCTTGCAGCTGTTTAGTGTTGCCCTCCAAGGTTGCCTGTGCAGCAGCCAACCTAATTATTGATTGTTGAAGCTTTTTATCTCCTGATGCTTTAAATTTTATTAGTATTCTTTCTGACATTTATATCCTTCTTTTCTTTTTTAGCAAGTGCTGTTCTTATTGCAAATGCTCGCCTAACCCATTTAGCTGGCTGGCTCTCATAAGATCCCTCATAAGGAGGTGTGTTAAACTTTTCACAGTAAATATACCTTTCTATATCTGCGTTTAAATTTATGTCCATAAAATGATTTGGACACGCAAAAAAAGGTATTTGTGATACTAAAGACTCGACAACATCAAACGACTTTTCTTGTTCTTGGTTAAACTGCATCGTTTCCTCTATAAGAAGATCTGCAACCGCCCAAATATCATCCTTGTTGTCAAACCTACGTTTCTCCCTTACACCATTAACTGTTATCGGCAGTATAGCGCTATAAGGAAAATTATGGTACTGACAACCCTCGCAAGTAGGTAAAAGTATATTAAGTTCTACTTGGAGGGCTTCTCGTTTCCCTCAAACAACACTTTTTGAATTTCTAAAGCAATATTGATTCTGTCTTCATCGCTTATTTTTCTGATAGTGTCGTCTGAAGAGTCTACTAATGCTATTTGCAATATTTTAAGACAGTTATAGTTAGGGTCTATAATTTCTACCCCGCCATCAACTGATTTAACCATTTTCATCAGTATGTCTTTTAGCTTTGCTTCATCAGCAATAGTAAACTCTTTAACCTTAAACGTTTTTTTATTCTTTAGTTTAATCTCCATTTAAACATCCTTTTTTTATTTTATTATGCTAAATCAATAGCTAGAATATTTCCGCTTTCTTTATTAAGTGCTTTCATCTCTACATCCAACATCATAATATCGCCTTCATTATAAGCAACATTAGTTAATATTCCGCATGGAATTGATATAGATGCGTTTGTTGGAGTTGTCTGTGTTAAAGTAAACAAATCTGCCGCATCGTGTGTTGTCTGCGTATCAAATTCAGAAGGCAACTCCATTGTAACGCTGTCTAATTTAACTTGTGCGCTAGCTGTTACTGATATTTCTTCGGCTCTTCCAAAACATTGGTACCCAGCGCCTTCGCCTACTCCTGTGTAAACTGCTGGACTTTCAATAGTTAGCCCAAAAGATGAAAGAACGGGAGCAGTTTTGCTAGCAATTTTAACAGCCGAAACATCAATTCCAGACATATCTATATGACTTGCATCGTAAGGCGTTCCGCTAACTGCTGTGTTTTCTGTAAGGTCTGGAACCCTTCCACTTGATATTGTTGCACTAAACTTATACTGACCACCATCTGTTCCCATATCTGCATTTAATGTAAAAGATGTGCATAAACACCCTTTCATTACTATGTTTTGTGCGTCATTTCTATCTGGTGACTGAACAACTAGTGTAAAAGTTTTGTTGCCTTCAGCCTCCCCATATTTACCTACAGTTGCAGTTGGGTTAGTTCCTAGTGTTACATCTGCCACAGAATCAGGGGTTAATGCGTTTGAGCATACGCTCTGCATCAACATAACATGACCACCGTCTTTGTGGAATGTCCCTGACAAGCTTAATTCAACTGCTCTATGGTCATTATCTTGAAAAAAGTCATCAATATGTGCTACTCTTCCAGTTTGACTTCTTACATTTGCTACTTGGTTTACATTTAAAGTTGGGAATGAAACTGAATCTACATCTAATTGGAAAACAGCTGATGTTGATGTTAAATCAGGTGCTGTACCAGTTGTAGCTTCTTCAGAAACAAAAACTTTAAAATCTCTTGGTGAAAATACTGCGTTCGCCATTTATTTTTCCTCCTTTGCTTTAGGTTGCTTTTTTTCAGCACCTACTGTTTCTACTTTGTCTTTAATAAACTTGTTTATTTCTTCAAGCTCTACTGTCTTGCCTTGCTCAAGAGCTAGCCAATCTTTATACAATAATCCACAATAATTATCCATAGACGAAAGGCATACTCCTTCTTTTAGTTTTACTTTCATAATCCCTCCTTAAGAGATGTTACCTGTGTGTTGACATTTATATTCCCATTGAACCACATAGGCTCCTGACTCTTCATCAGGA